GTATACACGATTTGGGCGGTAAGATAGACAAGATCTATTGGGTGTTATTGGGTACTGTTGGGGCAGTATCACTTCTGCTATTAGAAAAAGTTTTAGATAAAAATTGGTTGTTTTTTTAAATCCAAGTTTTTAATTCTTCACCCATAATATCCGAGGCAATATTTAATTTCTTACGTAAAGCTTTTACAACTTTAGTATCAATAGTATCTTCAGTTACTATATCAATATAAGTCATGGGATATTTCTGTCCAATACGATCAATACGAGCTTCTGATTGTAATCTTTTTTCAAGATCATAACCATTAGAATAATAAACCATTGTACTGGCTGCAGTGAGTGTGATACCATAGCCGCCGGTTTGAGTAGTACCTACAAAAAATCTACAGTTGTCATCTTCTTGAAATTTTTTTATATTATCTTGTCGATCTTCTGACGAAGTTTTACCATAATAGTCTACAACAATATCATCACGGTCATATTTTTTTCTAATAGCTTTTAAAATAGTTTCAATATCTCTTTGGTAATGAGACCAGATAACAACCTTACCCTCTACTTCAGATAAAATTTCCATAAGTTCTGTCACTCTGTGATTAGGTATGTCTTGTATAGTACCATCATCAGCAGTGAAATGACCACAAAGAATTTGGTGAAGTCTCATTAACTGAACCATAACATTATTAGTAGTTAATGCTTTTCCTTCCAGTTGTGCCATTGCATATTTCTTCATGGCTTTGTAAACTTTTTCTTGTTGAGGTGTCATTGTTATTTGACGTTTCATAAATGTTTTTTCTGGTAGGTCCAAACAATCATCTTTTAATACGCGCATTGAGAATGGTTCTATTAATTTAGATAGCTCTCCAAGATTTCTATACCCAACAACAATGTTAGTGCTATGACTGCCAAGATTAATTGTTCTCATCATTGCATACCTAGATCTAAAGTCATAATAAGAATCTGTTTTTAAGAGCCAGGGACCAAGGAACTGACATTGACTAAATAAATCTAACGGTGAATTAGTTACAGGTGAACCTGTCAATATTCTTCTGTATTTTGCAAGGGCTCTTAACTTTAAAATATTTTTAGTTCTATTAGCAGTTGGTGTTTTTATACTAGTGGATTCATCTACAGCCATCATTGCATTATGTGAGTCTAAGAATCTACGTGCGAATTCTTTACCAAAGTCATAAGAAAAAGCTTCTACATTCATAATTAAAATATGAAAATCTGTACCAGGTTGAAATAATGTATTTAATTTTTTAATCTGTTCCCCTGTTTTGTCAGAACTTTTCCACAGCACCACTTTTTTATTTATATACTCAGGTAAGTGTATAGGTATTTGATCTTCATACCAATTTTTATATACACCTTTGGGTGCAATAATAAGTAGACCATTTATCTTGCCTTGGCTATAAA